AACCAGAACGACTCCTACGAGGACCAGAAGCGCGACCTGCTGGCGTTTGCCACCACGGCGGCGAAAGCGTCCACCGCGTTTGAGCTGCCCGCCGGTGAGCTGGCCGAGGGGCTGGGCAAGATTGCGCAGCTCTACAAAATCCCCACGCGCAACATCGAGCAGCTGGGCGACGCGCTGAACTACCTGGACGACAACGCGATGTCCAAGGGATCGGACATTATCGACGTGCTTCAGCGCATGGGCGGCGTAGCGGACAGGCTGGACTACCGCAAGGCCGCCGCGCTCGGCTCCACCTTCCTGAGCCTCGGCGCCACGTCTGAAACCGCCGCCAGCGCGGCGAACGCCATGGTGCGCGAGCTTTCCGTTGCCACCATGCAGGGCAAGACGTTTATGGGCGGCATGGAGCTACTGAAGCTCGATCCGAAAGCCATTGAAAAGCAGATGACCACCGACGCCATGGGCACCATCCAGCGCGTGCTGGAGAAGGTCAACAACCTGCCCGCCGACAAGCGCCTGACTGCGATGACCATGGTGTTCGGCAAAGAGTTCGGCAAGGACGCGGCGAAGCTCGCCAACAACATGCCGGAGCTGCGTCGCCAGCTGCAGCTGACGCAGGGCAATGCGGCCAGCGGCTCGATGCAGAAAGAATCCGATATCAACAAGGATTCCCTGTCCGCGCAGTGGCTGCTGGTGAAAACCGGCGCGGCCAACACGCTGAGCAGTCTCGGCGACACGCTGCGCACGCCGCTGATGGAAATCATGGACGCGGTGAAGCGCGTCACCGGCACCATGCGCCGCTGGGTGGAGTCCAACCCGGAGCTGGTCGGCAGGCTGATGAAAATCGCGGCCGTGGTGGCAACGGTAACGCTGGCGCTCGGCACGCTCGCCGTGGGCATGGCCGCCGTGCTCGGTCCGATCCTGATGCTGCGCTTCGGGTTAAGCATGCTCGGCCTGAAAGGGCTGGCGAAGCTCTCACCGCTGCTGGGCGGGTTAGGAAAGGCATTCTCAAAACTTGCCCCCGGTCTGGCGTCGTCCGGCGACGGCATCAAAAAGCTGTTCTCACTGTTCAGCGGCGGCGATGCCGGGGAGTCGGTGAACTGGCTGGAGAAAATCCGCGACGCGCTGGCGTCCCTGCGCGGCGGTGACGATGACGACGAAGAGGGCGGCGGCATCCTGAACGCCTTCCGCGAGGGCGCGCTGGAAAAAATCAAGGAGAAAGCGCAGGACGCCGGGCAGACGCTGGTTGCCTCCTTCCGTAACCCGATGGCCGGAGTGCGGGCGCTGGGTGCACAGCTGCGTGGTCTGGCCGGTGCCGCCCTTGCGCCGCTGGCTGCGTCGGTGCGCGGTGCCGGTGGCGCGCTGATGTGGCTGGTGAAATCACCGTTTGCGCTGCTGCGCACGGTGCTGACGGGCGTGATTTGGGCGCTCGGCGCGCTGCTGAGTCCCGTCGGGCTGGCGGTGGCGGCGCTGGCCGGTGTGGCGCTGGTTATCTGGAAATACTGGGCACCGATTAAGGCGTATTTAGGCGGCGTGGTAGACGGCTTCCGGGCTGCGGCCGGGCCAATCAGCGAGGCGTTTTCACCGCTGCAGCCGGTGTTTCAGTGGATCGGTGACAAAGTTCAGGCGCTGTTCGGCTGGTTCAAAGATCTTTTGACGCCGGTGCATTCCACCGCCGACGAGCTGAAGAACGCCGCCGAAATGGGCAGGCAGTTCGGGCAGTGGCTGGCCGACGGGCTGAACATGGTGGTGCATCCGCTGGACACGCTGAAGGCCGGGATCGGCGAGCTGCTGGATAAGTTCGGCCTCGTTAACAAGGCTGTGGCGGGTACGAAGCTGCCGGTGCCGCCGCAGGCGGCAAGCGTCAGTCCAGGCGGAAAAGTCACGCTGCCTGCGGGCGGCTTCCCGGCGTTTGCGGGCATGTACGACACCGGCGGCAACATTCCGGCGGGCCAGTTTGGTGTGGTAGGTGAAAACGGGCCGGAAATCGTCGGCGGGCCGGTGAGCGTGACCAGCCGCAGGCGCACCGCGCAGCTGGCGGCCATGGCGGCAATGACGCTCGGCATGGCGGCCGGAACGGCGGAGGCGAAGCCGCTGCATCCGCTGAGCCTGCCCGCACAGAGCTACCGGCAGTATGCGCCGCGCCAGCAGTCCGCAGCAACTACCGCGCCCGTGAGCATTCACGCGCCGATCACCATCGTGCAGCAGCCGGGACAGAGCGCGCAGGACGTGGTGGACGAGGTGATGCGCAGGCTGGAGGCGAAAGAGCGGCAGGCGCAGTCCCGCGCCCGCAGCAGCTACCGAGACCGTGGAGGATTTGACTCATGATGATGACGCTGGGCCTGTTTGTTTTCATGCTCAAGACAGTGCCGTATCAGGAATTACAGCTTCAGCGCAGCTGGCGCTTTCCGTCGAACAGCCGCGTGAGCGTGCGGCCCGCGCTGCAGTTCCTCGGCCCGGACAACGACACGATCACGCTGTCGGGCGTGCTGCTGCCGGAAATCACCGGCGGCAGGCTGTCGCTGTTCGCGCTGGAGCAGATTGCCGAGCTGGGACGTGCGTGGCCGCTGATTGAGGGCAGCGGCACGATTTACGGCATGTTTGTGATTGAGAGCCTGAGCCAGACCAAGGCGGAGTTTTTCAGCAACGGCGTGTGCCGCCGCATTGAGTTCACGCTGACGCTGAAGCGCACCGATGAATCGCTGGGTGAGATGTTCGGCAGCCTGAGCGATCAGCTGTCGGCCATGCAGGGCGCGGCCACCGACGCCGCCGGTAAAGTGGGCGCAGCAGTGGGCGGGTTGTTCTCATGATGGCTGGCAGCTGGATTAACGGCCAGGCGAACGCGCCCGCTTTTCGCCTGACGCTTGCCGGTGCGGACGTGACGCAAAAGATAGAGCAGCGGCTTATCAGCCTGACGCTCACCGATAACCGCGGCTTTGAGGCGGACCAACTGGACATAGAGCTGGACGACGCGGACGGCCAGCTGCTGATGCCGCGCCGGGGCGTTGAGCTGTCGCTGGCGCTGGGCTGGAAAGGGGAGGCGCTTTTCCCGAAAGGCACCTACACCGTGGATGAAATCGAGCACAGCGGCACGCCGGACCGGCTGACCCTGCGCGCGCGCAGCGCGGACTTCCGCCAGACGCTGAACACGAAGCGCGAAAAGTCGTGGCACCAGACCAGCGTGGGCGAGGTGGTGAAAGAGATTGCCGGGAGGCACAAGCTCAAAACGGCGGTGGGCGACGACGTGGCGAAGATGGCCCTCGACCATATCGACCAGACCAACGAGTCAGACGCCAGTTTCCTGATGCGGCTGGCGAAACAGTGCGGCGCGGTGGCCTGCATCAAGAATGGCAACCTGCTTTTTATTCGGCAGGGACAGGGCAAAACGGCGAGCGGTAAAGTGCTGCCCGCCATCACCCTCGTGCGCAAAGACGGCGACGGCCATCGCTTCACGCTGGCTGATCGTGACGCCTACACCGGCGTGATCGCAAGCTGGCTGCACACCCGTGAGCCGGAAAAAAAGCCAGAAACCACGGTGAAGCGCAAACGCCGCAAGCCCGCCGCGCAGAAAAAGGAGCCGGAAGCAAAGCAGGGTGACTACCTGATCGGCACGGATGAAAACGTGCTGGTGCTGAGCCGCACCTACGCGAACAGGGCCAACGCCGAACGCGCCGCAAAAATGCAGTGGGAGCGGCTGCAGCGCGGGGTGGCGACTTTCTCTATTCAGCTGGCGTGTGGCCGTGCGGATCTCTACACGGAAATGCCGGTAAAGGTGAGCGGGTTTAAACAGCAGATTGATGCGGGGGAATGGATTATTACGACGCTCACGCACAGCCTGAGCGCCGATAACGGTTATACGACCAGCATTGAGCTTGAAGTGAAAATAAATTCACTTGAAATGGAATAATGCTATCTCAAAATGGTTAAAGTGAGTAATATTTATCTCAATTGGGTTATGGAGAAGACATTATGATGAATTGCCCTTTGTGCGGGAACGCCGCACATACCCGCA